ATCTTCCGATGGGGCAGAGTATGGCGCCCGCCGCTGTTACTTTGCGTCACACCCCGTCGGGAGATTTCCGCACTTTGAGGTGAGATGTGCCGTCCAGGATTATTCGTGAGGGAATTTTGAGCAGCGAGGCCGTAAATCGGCTGTCGGACTCCGCTGAGAAATTTTACCGCCGGTTGATGTCCGTGGCCGATGACTACGGTCGCTACTACGCCCACCCGTCGCTTCTCCGCGGGGCCTGCTACGCTTTGCAGCTTGATCGCGTCACAGAAGCTGACATTGCTACATGGCTGGCTGAATGTGTAAAAGAAAAGTTGATAGTCGTGTACGGGAATGCCTCACAGCATGTAATGGTGGTCAAATTTAACCAACAAACGCGTTCAAAATCAAAATTTCCAGAACCGGTTAATGGTGAATTGCTTAACATTCGTTTAGCATCTGCTTCGCACGATGATAAGCGTTTGCAAACACAAACTCCCCTACACCGCACGGACCCGGATCCGAATACGGATCCGAATACGAATACGGATCCGAATACGGATAAACGAAATCCGACTCCGACTCCGAAACCCGAACGGGAGTCGATCTTGGATGAGGTCAAGAGGCGCGTAGGGGCGCTGTTCAAGCGCGGCGCTCAGGATTCATGGTCGTATGCTGAGGAGACTGCCTTGGTTGACGTAGCGCGCCGCGGCAGGGTAATGGAGGAACTTGGTGAGTTGGAGAAAGCCTGGGCGGGAGGGAAGGTTCCGTACCTGAGCACCTGTTGCGCCAACCTGCTTTCCGACTGGGGGGCAAATCTGGACAAGGTCCGAACCAGCCATCTCAGGCCGGCAAAATCGGAGAACGCCCAAGGCGCCCCCAAAAGCGCCTTTGAGAAACAATTGGACCGAGACATTGCGGCACTGGAAAGGAAAGTCAAAAACTTATGAACAACGCAACCGAAAAGACGCGGCAATCAACAACGGAGCCGCCGCACCCCAAGATTTGCAGGCATGAATATGAATATATTACCTTTAATTGAACACGGCGCCGTCATTAAAAACGCCACAGACAGTGATACGATCTTGACGGCGGAATTGAACGGATGGAAATTTGCCCTGATTTACTTAAACTTTTACGACTTTCCCAAGCTGCACGTGATGCATAAAACCGCCTCGATGGCCGAACATTTCCTAATGGCGCGTTGGGTGAACAGCAGTTGTGGTTATCCGACTACGTTCTGCATGATGTACAACGAGCGTCCGTGCTGGCGTGACTGGCTTTTTAAACACGTCTCTATTGATAGGTTCGGTCGTGCCGTTATTGGTGAAATGAAATCGTAAAAATATGAGAAAAACTAAAACTGAATTAGTGCCTAGTTACCTTGGCTACGTCACATTGTTGGAAGCTAATAGCGAACATGATCGGCGTTGGGTGCAAGATCATGGCTGGTCTTGTTTAGAAGCGCCAAAGTTGTCACGTGTAAAAACAGAGTCGCGGCCACATGGTTGTATCGGTTTTGTGAATTTTGAATGGCACGGGGAGCCTTGAGTCCATATAAAAAATGAAAATTTTAATTGCATGTGAGGAAAGCGCAAATGTCCGCCTGGAATTTGAGAAACGCGGCCACTATGCCTATTCGTGCGACCTGACAGACTCCACCGATAACAACCCATGAAAATCGACTACGAGTGCAAAATCTGCAAAACGCCTTCATCCGTGGAGTGCCAGGACGATACACCGGAACACTGGATCAAGGTTTTGGCTCCGATTCTAACGTGCGACCGTTGTTACGACCGGCGCAACCGATTCCAGACGGCCACCGAGACGATTATCAATACCTGCTGGATGCTGCGCCGGGCGCGGGAATACGCACCTGAGAAAGCCGATGGTCTGACCCCGAAGGTCCGCTCCATGCTGATGAGCGCCACCCTCGCCTACGCCAAGGTGATGGCCGACTTCAGGAACCTCGACGCCTACGTGTGGGACGCGGATTTCGTGCGGCAACTGATGGACGCCCCGGAACACGCCGCAATCACGTTGAAAAAGTACCGGGCCATGCTCAAGACTCACTTTCAGACGAGGCAAATTCACGAAGCGTTTGCGCATCCTTCGGGACATTGCAACGCGACCGCGCCCGATCCGTGATTATGATCCAGAACGTTACCAGCCTCAAACGCTGCAAAATCCCACGGTGCCGCAGACATGTCTTTCCGAGCGAACACAGCGACAAATGCAGCAAGCACCGGCGGGAGGCATGGAAGGCTAAAAATCCACTGCGATATTTTTTCGGCATGCTGCGCCGCCGGGCGAAGGAACGCGGCAAAGAATTCTCGTTGACTTTCGAGCAGTATACCAAGTTCGCCGAAGAAACCGGATACGACAAGATCGTCAATCGCGGCAAGACGGCGACCAGCCTGACGATTCATCGGAAGATAGACAGCGAAGGCTATCATGCGTGGAATATCCAGGCGGTGACTCTGTCAATGAACGCCCGGCTCCAATTCGCCCAGATTCCAGAAAGTTACCGTCAACAAATACTTGAGGAGGCCGCGTCGATGACAAATTTTACAGAAGGCCATGAGTGTTAATAGCCCCGCCTGATTATCAGCAATGTCTTTTGCCTGTCCCCCCGCGCCCTGTCGTGACGTGCAACGGGCAGGCCCGAAACGCGTTCGGCGCCATCGCTCAGGAAATCGTCTGGTCCGCCCTGGGAATTCAACCCATTCGTATCAATGGAAATTGTGAAATCTGTTTCGATGGGAAAGGGCTGGACGCCTATTTCGAGATCAAATCGGTGCGCCGTGGTGCCAAGGTTGTGGTTTACAAGTGGAGGCTTGAGAAGGAGCAAAAGTCAGACCAGAAAATATTCTACGCAATTCTCATTCACGACTGTTGCGGACTTCGATCAAAGATTTTGGAGAAGATGATCGGCACTGGCAAAATCCTTGTCCTTCCGCTATCCGCAATCGTCAGCGCATGCAGCGGACTCCCACTGAATGTTCCAAAGCCTGTCGAGAATAAGCCACGTCATGGATACACCCGGAAAGGCTACAAGGACGGATACTACAATATCCCAATCAACTCACTTTTAAAACTCAATATCTCCGGCAGAATGGCGTTTATCAGCATGTACGGAATACAATCCGTGATTGATATTTTAACACTTGAGGACGACGCGGGTTGTTCCGCGCAACGCGCCTCCGCTTAACAACGAAAGGACAAATGCCAAAAATAATCAGATGCACCTATAAATGCGACTTGTGTCAACTCGAATCTGAAATGGAACTCATCCCCAAGTCCCCTCCGCCTGGCACCTGGCTCGTGCTGAAAATCCCCTCCGGGAAGGACAAGCGGGAGAAAATCGAGGTGGCGATCTGCCGCAATTGCATCATTGCCATAGACGCCGCGAGGGGAACCAGACCCGAAACACCCAAAGACGAAACCGGGGAGGCTGCGTGAATCCAAACGTCCAGATTTTAATTCAGGAAAGGGTTGGGTTGCTGTGAACATCCCCTCAAAAACCGCGCGCTCGGTGTTCAGCGACAACGAGCAAATCGAGCGCATTATTGACTCACTTTGCCGATCTCACGGTATTGGTCGGAACGTGCTAATGTCAAAAGCCAGGCCGGATTGGCTCTGCCGGATTAGGCACCTGGGCATGTACGCGACAAGACAGACAACATCTTTAACCCTTCGGCAGATCGGATGCAGATTTGGACTGACAGGACATCGCGCCGTTGTTCACGGGTTAAAGGCCGTCCGCGACCGGGTTGATACCGAACGGAAGTACGCGGAGGCAGTCGCGCAATGGATGGAGTATTTTAAAGGCTTGGCGTCCAAACCGCCGGATTTGCTTTTAACGGAATTGGCCGCGAGAGACTCTAGGCTGCTGACGACTAACAGGAGGATTGGCGTTGACAAATCCCGGACGCAATGCCAGCGTCCGGGGAATGGCCGGAACCACCAAGAAAGAAGCATTGGAGAACTGGAAGCGTCGGTGTCACCTCGTCAGGACTGATTTAAACTGCTGGGCGCGGTGCAACGGGTACGAACCGGCGGAGCATCACCGGATGATAAACGCGCTGCTGATGAAAGCCGCGCGCCGGGAGATCAAGAAGCTGATGCTGGTTCTCCCCACGGGTTGCGGCAAAAGCGTTTATTCCTCCATCCTGTTCCCGCCGTGGTATCTCGCCAACCACGCAAAGCACGCGATTCTCGCCTGTTCCCACTCTGAGGGCATGGTCACTAAATTTGGCCGAGCCTCGCGCAACGCGGTTGACCGATACGGCGGGGAGCTTGGTTACACCCTGGCCGGGGATTCATCGGCCGCCGGGGAGTGGGCCACAAGCAACGGGGGGGAGTATTACGCGGCGGGTGTCACGCAAAGGATAGCCGGACGCCGCTGCGACCTTGGGTTGATCGACGATCCGTTCGGCAGCGCCGACGATGCCGACTCCGCGACATACCGCGACCGGGTGTGGGAATGGTACGGAGACGACTTCATGTCCCGACTCAAGCCCAACGCGGTGATCGTCCTGATCACGACGCGTTGGCACATGGATGACTTGGCCGGTCGCCTGATGGCTCGCGAGCGGGGAGAGTGGACAATCGTTGAAGTGCCGCGGGTCGTGGAAACACCCGGCGACGAGGCGACTGATCCGCTGGGCCGGAAGATTGGAGAAATGCTTTGGCCGGGTTATTTCACCAAAGAGCAGGACTCAGAGTTGAGAAAGAATGCGCGTGCGTACCAAGCCAAACAACAGGGTAAACCTTCGGCGGATGCGGGTGCGTTTTTCACCGGCGACATGCTTCGAGGCTATGATTCGTATTCGGAAATTCCGCCTGAGGACGAGCTTCGATTTTACTGCGCGTCGGACCACGCGGTTAGGACGAGGCAGCAGAACGATCTGAATTGCCTCGGCCCGTTTGCCACAGACCCAATCGGGGACATCTGGATTTTGCCGGACATTTGGTGGAGGCGCGGGGACACCGGAGAACAAGTGGATGCCATGATGGCGATGGCGGCCCGGCGGCACCCGTTGCATTGGTTCGCCGGGCGAGACCATATCACAGGCTCTATCGGCCCGTTTCTGAGAACACGAATGCGCGACGAGGGCGTTTATTTTTCACTCGTGGAACTGGCGGACACGGCTGACAAGATGAAAAAGGCGCAGGCTATTCTCGGAATGATGTCCATTGGCAAGGTGCATTTTCCAAGATTCGCCGAATGGTGGCCCAGGGCGAGGGCTGAAATGCTCGCGTTCCCGTTTGGGGCAAATGATGATTTTTGCGATTTTCTGGCCAATGCGGGGCGGGGGCTTCTTTTCCAAAACAAGGGGAATCGCGTTCCGGCCAAGCCCGAAGAATTCAAACCGTTCAACCTTAAATCGGTCAATGTCCAATGGTTGCGCGACCAGAAAGACAAAATTGACCGCGCGATGGAGCCTTCAAATGGATGGTGATACTCGTGAACCGCCCGCGGAAGAAATGCCCGGCAAGCCCAAAAAGCTGTCGATCAAAGAAACCGACATTGACAAGTCGGAGGAAAACGCCGTCAAGGAGTGGAATCGAAAAATCGGCGCGGCCAAGGCTAAATTCAAGTGCGACTTCGACAGGATGCGGCTCAACTGCGCGTTCATCGCGGGCTACCAGTGGCCAGGCCAAAAACAGTTGGAATGGGCGAAAGTCGTCGTCAACGTCGTGATGCAAATGGTCAAGGACATTTGCTCCAACCTCTACGCCAAGAACCCGAAAATCTCCGTTGATCGCCGCCGCACGCTGGACTTTGAGATTTGGGACGAATCCCCCGCGTCGGAAAAAGCCGCGCAACTGGCGGTGTCCTCTCCGTTGATGGCCGCCAGCCCGCAAGAGCTTTTGGGCCAGTTGAAGCTCAAGGCGCAGGCGCAGCAACTTTTGCAGGACATCCAGATCGGGAAGCAATGGCAGCAGCAAGTCGAGCGCGTGGCAAAGACGCTGCTTGCGGTGGATGAGTGGATGGTTCTCAACGCGCAGCCGTCGTACAAGGGATCGCTCAAACAGATGGTCATGGACACCCTGATTTGCGGAGTCGCGTACGAAGCCACCGATTTGACGCGCTCGTATGAAGGCGCTATGGCGCAAGGCGAGACTGAATCGACGATGCTTGATCGGGCCAAAGAGGCCGGGTTTTTGGCCGCGCAAATCGCCGAAAAGAAACTGGAAAAAGATTCCGCCGAAGTTCAAAAGCTGATGATGCTGGTGCAATCGCTTCAAGCCAGCCAGGAGCAGGGGGACGCGAACAATGTCAACGAGAGAATTGCGTGGTCGTACCCGCTGCCGTGGTCAATCATCGTCGATCCCACTTGCACCAATCTGGCCAACTTTGTCGGGGCCGACTGGATTTGCGAGGAACAAATCAAACCGCTCGACGAAGTGAACGCCTTTTTCGAGATGCGCGGCGACGATATGATCAAGGTGGGGGAGAGCGAATCCAGCGCCAAGGAATACGCCCCCGACGGCCTTGACGCGCAGGGCGCCACCACAACCGACGATCCGAAGCACGTCAAGCGCGTGCTTCTGCGCCACGTCTGGCAGCTTTCGACCAAGAGCGATTTTTACATCGTGGACGGCTGGAAAAAGTACGCGCGCAAGCCGGAGCCGGTCGCGCCGGAGACAAATTATTTCTGGCCCGTGAGACCGCTCGTGCTGAATTTCATCCGTCCCGTTTGCGACGGCAAGCACCCGGTGAGTATTTACCCGCCGTCGCACGTCGATGTCCTGCGCGACCCGCAACGCGAGATCAACCGATGCGCGCAGTACTTGAGAAAGCATCGGCAGAACAACCTGCCCAAATTCCTGTATCTCAAGGGACTGTTGGACGAAAAAGACGTGGTCAAGATTTCCAACGCGGAGGATTCCGAGGTGATTGGCGTGAGCAGCCTCGCGCCGGGCCAAAAAATGTCGGACGTACTTTTCCCGTTTTCCGGCGCGCCGCTTATACCGGAGTTGGCCGACACCGGCCCGCAGATACGGGACATGCAGATGGTCAGCACGTCAAGCAATCCCGGCATTGCTCCGGCTGGCAACCACAAGCAGACCGCGACCGCCGCGCACATTCAAGAGCAGTCCCGCACGTCAATTCTTTCGTCCGACGTGGACACGCTCGACGAATTCCTCACCGCCGGAGCGGAGCAGCGCGGGGAAATGATGCTGCGAGAATTGCAGAAATCCACCGTGATACGGATTGCCGGACGGGGAGCCGTGTGGCCAGAAAGCCCGGAAATGCGGCAGCAATTCGTCCAGGCGTTGACGCTCACGATCAAGGCGGCGTCCAGCGGCAGGCCAAACCAGGCGCTTCGGGTGTCTGTGTTCGAGCGCATTGCTCCCATCCTCATCCCGGCGCTTCAGGCCGAAGGAAAATCTTTGGAGCCGCTTATCAAGGACGGTGTTCACGCGATGGACGAAACTTTGGACGTGGACAAGTATTTCGAGCAGGCTGCGCCGATGCCGCCGCCACAGCTAGCAGGCCCGGCGCAAATGCCGGGCAGGCCGCAACAACCCCCGCAACCCGGCGCGCAGGCCAAGCCGCCTCAAAAACAGATGTTGACACACGGCGCGCCTGCGCTACCATTGCACCAATAACAATTTTATGGCCGACCAAGTCGAACCACTTTCAGACGCTAACATCGCTCCCGGCTCGTCACCGGAGGCCGACGCTGCCGCCGCTAACGCGGCCCAGGAAAAAGCCCCAGTCCCGTCAACTGAGGCAGGCGAACCACAAACGGACGCCCAGCGAGACGCCGCGATTCTGGAAAGAGTCGAGGCCAATCAAGGCGAACGCTCGGAACCGCCAACCGATGAAGCCGGAAAACCGCCGGTCAAGCCGGGCGATAAGGAAGAACCCGACCCGGCAAAACCAGCGGAAAAGACAGCAGAGCAGCAGGCAGCAGAGGACGCAAAATTACCATTCCACAAACATCCCCGGTGGATGGCCCGCGAGGAAGAGCTCAAGGCGGCAAAAGCCGAGAACGATTCCCTCAAAGCCTCCACCAAGGCATGGCAGGAATCTGTCGAATGGATGCAGCAACGCGGCATCAGTCCACAGGAGCATCAAGGCGCCCTGGAATCCTACGCCGAAGCGCGGCAAGCCAACGTCAGTCCCCAGGACATCGCGGAAACGATGAAATGGCGGGCGATGGTCAACACTAATCCCATTGCGGCGATTCAGTACGCGAAGCAATGGATGGGCCAGCTTGAGGTTTACGCCGGCCAAGTGTTGCCCAAGGACTTGCAGGACGCGGTCACGGCGGGCGAGATGACCGAGAATTGGGCGAAGAAGCTGGCGGACCAGCGGTTGGAGGCCGAACGCGCCAAAGGCACGCTCGACAGCCACACGCAGCTAACGCAGCAAGGCCAAGTCGAACTGGTCAAGTCCACAGTGGACAGTTGGGTGACGGCAAAGTTCCTGCAAGATCCGGAGTTGAAGGCCAGCGCGAGCGATCCCAACGGATTGTTCGCCGACATTCAGCGCCGGATGAATCACGAGGAAGGTATCGCGTTCGCCAAAAACAAGCGTCCACTCACCCCGTCCGAAGCCAGCGCGTTGCTGGAAAAGTGCTACAACGAAGCCAAGGGTTACACTGCCAAGTTCACTCCGCGCGCACCGGCCAGAAAAGCTCCTTTACGAACCGGTTCTTCCCCAATCAGGGAATTGCCTGAAAATCCCACCGATGAACAACTCGACGAGAACATTTTGAACTCGGTCGCGTCACGTCACGGCGGCGGTTTTTAGACAGTCCCAATAGTGGAAAGAAAATAAATGCCAACCCCATCAGGGACGACCCTGGGGCTGTCGGTGGCGCAGGACTTGATAAACACCACGCTCATCGCGTACGAACGCGCCGACGTGGTGTGGCAGACCATCGCCGACAAACCGCTCCTTAAGGCCCTCAAGAGCAAGCAGAAAACATTCCCGAACGGCCAGCAGACCATTTCGATTGCCATTCAGGGAACCAAAATGTCAGACACGCCCGGATTTCTCCAGGGCTTCCAAAACGACGACGAACTGGTATTCAACCAATCGGACAACGTGCTGCGTTGCACCGTCCCGTGGAAGGAAATTCACGCCGGGTTGATTATCACGTTCACGGAACTCAAGATTGACGGCATCAGCGTTGACCAGAGCAAGACATTCAGCCAGCACTCAAGGAGTGAACTGAACCAATTGTTGCAACTGGCCAAGAACCGCAAGGACGACTTCAACGAGTCGTGGGCGGTGGCCAAAAATCAAATGCTGTGGCAGGACGGATCACAGGACGGCAAGCAAGTGCCGGGCATCCAGAGCATCATTACAGACAACCCGACATCGGGGACGACGTGCGGGCTGTCGCGCACGGTATATCCGTTCTGGCGGCATATCGCGGCCGTCGGCAGCGCGCGCATCGTGGCGTCCAAGAACGATCAAACATTGTCCCAGTTCATCCGCGACCTTAAAATCCAACTGATGATGTTTGGCGGAAAGCCGGACACCATGCTTTGCGGCTCCGGGTTCTTGTCCAACATTCAGCGTGAAGTCAGTGAGAAGGGCGTGTACACGCAGACTGGGTTTGTCAAAGGTGTTGGCCTCACCATTGGGACGCTGACGGTGGCGGGGATCGGGGACATTCAGTACGACCCGACAATGGACCTCATCGGGTGGAGCAAGCGCCTGCTGATCTTCGATTCGAGGCGCCTCAAGCTCATGCCTATGGCTGGCGAGGAAAACCGGACCCTCATGCCGGAGCGTCCATACAACTACATGGTGTGGATGATGAGCAAGACATGGACGGGCGGGTTGACCTGCTCGCAGTTGAACGCCAACGCGATCATTGAAACCGCGTAACCAAAAGGAAAATTATTATGTACGACACCATTAAGAAAACACTGTTGAGCGCGGCATTGTGCTTGGCCACGGCATTCTCCGCCTTGGCGCAGAGAGCCGCCCCGGTACACAAATTCGAGTCGTTCATCGCCGGGTTTGAGGTTCAGCCGGGAGACGACCCGTGGATTTACGCGGGTCAATCCGTGGCCGTTGTCCTGTCGACCAACAACCTGACTGGATTGCAGACCTCGACCATCACCAACATCCTTTTGGACACCAAAGGGATTTACCTGGTTGGCGGCGGCGGCTGGACGAACCTCTACGGACAGGCTGGCACGGCATGGTTTGTCCAGGGCCAGCCGTTTGGCGTCAATTACGGCACCAACATTGCATCCGTGGGTTACTACGGCACCAATGTTAACGGCGGTCCCGGCGCATGGCTCACGCCATATATCGGCCCTCCTGTATGGCAGGCGGGCGGCGGGGCGACGAACCAGTGGGGCTACAACGTGTTTTATACGCTGTGGTCCGCCGGGGCGACCAACACGCTTGGCAACAATACCGTTCCTGCGAGCGCGTTCGCCGATTGCGACGCTTTCTCGGACTTGAACGGGAACCCGTCCGCCGCGACAATCAGCGCCGTTGTGACCAGCGACGCAACGGGCGGCACCAATCTGGTGACGTTGCAGTTTGGGGCCACTTATGACGGGTTGTATTGGAACACCAATCAAGTGACGCTCACGGCGACCGTCAACGGAACCAACTCGGTGCTCGCGTCCACCAACCTCACCGTGGCGCAAACCACCGGGGTTAAAAAGTGGCGCTTGGAATCAGTCGTGTGCGGCACCAACGGGGTGGCCGACCAGGTGTTTCTAAACTCGTGCGGCGTGTCCGGTTATCATCCATAAATCCAAAGGAACAATATGCAAACCGCAAATCTAGAACTCAGACTCAGTAAAACAGGCAATACCATTCCAAAGCGGAACGTGACGCCCATTGAGTACTCCATCCTCCAATACGAGCATGGCGGCAACGCCGGAGGCCCGATCATTGTAGAGGGGAGCTTTGAAATGCTCGGGCCGAAGCAAGTCGTCAAAACCCGCAAGGTGAAACTGGACGACAAAGGCAAGGTCAAGACGGACGCGGTTGGAAAACCGGAGTTCGACATCGAGGCGCGCGATATTACGCCGCTGGAAGAATTGGCGTTGCTCAAGCGCAAGTACAAACCCGCGACCATCGCCAAGCTGTATCCCGGCTCAAACCCCACAAACCTGCCGACTGAGTTTTCAGCGGTTGGCGTGGATGACAAGGGCGTGGAAAGAGCCGCTCAAGAGGCGGCGAACGTGGAAGTGATCAGCGCCGAAGGGCTGGTCGAGATCATTCCGTTGCCCATTGCCGGGCCGACAGTGGCGCCCGCAACCGACGGCGTATCAGTCGCGCGCGAAACCGTCGCACCGCCAGATCGCGACGGGCCTGCCGTTCAAAGTCGTCCCGGCGCGCCGACAACTCTGACAGTTGCCACAGGGCCAACCGTGGATGACGGGGGACGTCCAGTTTAATTATGGAGAATCAGCCGCTGGGGATTGTAGTTGCCAAGTTGAAGGGTAAGCTCAATTACCCGCCGACCACATCCGTCAACACGGCTGAGGACTGCCGACTGGCGAGCCTGATTGTTCAAATGCAAGAGTGGTTGGCCGATCAATGGGATTGGCCAACCTTGGAAGAATGGTGGGATTTGGCGCTGGTGAGCGGCCAGAGGTTCTACAACCTGCCAACAACCGCCGACGACGGGCCGCAAAATCTGGCCTTCAACAAACGGAGGGAGCTTTGGGTTCAAGTCAAATGGAATGTCGTCTGGCTTGGGCTTCAATACGGAATCAACGAGACGGATTTCAATTTCATCGACTCCGACATCGGGCAGACGCAAGACCCGGTGCAACGTTGGCGGTACAGCGACACGACGCAGATGGAAGTATGGCCGATACCGGCGTCCAACTACACCTTGAGGATTCGCGGCCAGCGGGTATTGACATCGTTGGCCACCGGACAGCCTTACGATCCTTCCCAGCCGTTGGGAAACCTGTTCAACGCCACGGCGGCGTTGGATTTGGACGACAACATGGTTGTGCTGTTCGTCGCCGCGCAGCATTTCAAAGACCAGGAAAGCCCGCTTGCCGAGGATTTGCTGCAACAGGCCACCGCGCAAATGGTCCGGGTGCGGAATCAGGAACCAAGAAGGGAACAAAAGATAATCATGGGCGGGAGATCGGACGACGAGCCTGTGAAGCTGGCGGCGGTGCGTATTATTGCGGTGGCGTGATTACTTATTATACCATTATGGCCATATTCACAATTCCATTTGTCGAAACCTCCACATATCTGTGGGCCGTATCGCCCCTTCAACTGTTTATCAAGCGCATCCGAGGCGTTTATAGCGGTAGTACTTCCGCGCTCTATTTGCAGTTGCACACCGGCGTGCAGCAAAGCCCAACTGATACGAATATCGTCGCGCCCGCCAACGGGACCGTGCCCATCGAGGAATTTCAAATCGCGGGGACGTCGAATTTTAATTGGGATTTGTCGTACGACCCGGCGACCGACGCCATTCCTCCGATGCTGCTCATCCTCAGCACGACGGCTGGCACGCTCACCGCGGCGACCGGCGAAAGTCTCATTGACGTGTTTGTGGATGCTGAAGTGTCCGGGGACGCATTTTTGTGGACTGGCTTTCATGGGTCGAGCGCCGCGCCTCCGACGAATCAGCAAATCCCGGCAGGATATTCGCTCTACGCGAATAATGCCCTGTCCGCCAAGCAGACGATTTGGGCGGACGGCTCCGGACCTCACGAATTGCTGGAAATTGTCGCTTACCAGAACAACGGCACGGCGACCAATCCAGCGGGCCAGTCCGTCGCATATTTGAAGCTGTTCACCCAAAACCCGTTGACGGGCGTGCAGCCGTTCATTGAGATTCCCGTGGTGAACGGGCAGACCACTCCATTTATGAGGTTTGTGTACTCCGACAATGTGGGGATTGGGCCTATTCCGCAAACCGAGGATTCGTCCGGCACGCTTCACAACGGGTTGTATGTCACGATGGAAACACTGGGGGGAGTTTATGTTGCGGCGAATGTGATTTCCTACAAACTTCAGGTCAAATACAAATGAAAACGTCATTCGGAACGGTGTTTGGGAGGGTAATTTCCGGTCTGACCCTGTGATGTATGCCCGGCACCCAACTGCTCATTGAATCCTTTCAATATGGGCTTGATACCCGGCGCAGTGAACTCACCTCGAAAACAGGCTCGTTCGTCCAGGCGGTCAACTGCCACATCAACCAGGGGGCGCAGGTCGAGAAGCGCAAATTATTTGGGCGTCTTGCGTTACCGGCGGGAACATTCGGCATTGACGGCACGCTCAACGGCCTTGTGGTCTATGGGTCAGGAGCAACGCCAGCGGGCCTTGCGGCCTGGCCAGCGTTCAATACGTCGTGGATTGCGGGCAACGCCGTCCCGCTAAGTTATCTCCGGCTCCAGGCGCCTGCCGCGTTCGACACGTCGGCAATGACGGGCGTTGTCTGGTCAACTCTGTTTGGGGGGTTGCCGTTCGTGATTTCGTCTTTTGCAAGCGGGAATGTTTATGTGTTCCAAGCCACGGCCACAGGTTATACTGTCGTGATCGATTTTTACGCCGGGCTTGTGCTGTCGGGGTATGCCAGCAACCCCGATCAGGCCGCGCAATTGACCGCGCTTGTAAATGGTTTGACCAATTACACGGCGGTGCAAGGGGTTGGCGGGGCGGCAAACACCGTGACCATCACCGGCGTAGACGGGGCGGCTTACACGGCAACATCCACCGAGGCCAGCGCGCTTGGGGTGATTAACCAGCTTCAGACAAATGTCGGGACACCGGCGGTGAACGCATCTCAACCGTCGGCGCAATTCACGATCATTGCCGGGGCGTTTGGCACCGGGACCGCTCCCTACATGAACCAAATCGCGATTCAGGGCGGCGGATCCGCGCTGCTGACAAACGTCCCGTGGACTGGCGACCCCGTGAGTTTTGCGCGCGCCGTGGGGGCGGCGGTCAATGCGGGCTTTGCCAGCAACGGAGGATTTTCGGCGTTGTCAAACGGCGCAACCGTGACGGTGTATGCCCCGGCTGGAACCGCCGACAACGGCCTGTCGATCAATCCAGCCTGCCAGCCGTCGTCAAATCACGACGGGCAGATACTCCTGACAGCGTGCGTTTTCACGTTCAATGTTCCGACAGGTGGGGGAGACACAGTGACCAACATCGCCAGCGCCACAGACGGCAATCTGGACACCACTTCCCGCGCATTGTCCGCGTTCGCGTCGGTGAACGCATGGCTGACCCAAATTGCCACGGATTTGACGACAACATCCTATGCGACAAATTGGGGGGCCGTTGCAATTGGAAGCCAGCTTTACGTCGGCCTTAACTATTCGCAGTCTCCCGGATTCGGGGGCCTGACGGACACAATCACGATTACCCATACGCCGAGCGGAGGCACCACCATTGGCAGTTCTCAAACGCTTTCGGCGGTTGCCAATCCGGCGACTGTGAATGGGGCGGGATCGCTTGTGACTGTCCAAGTGTCCGGCGGGACGCCGCCATACACGTACTCGTGGACGATTACAAACGCCTCCATTTTTATGAGCACCCAGAACGCGGCGACCAACAGTTTCAACACCTCCGTTCAATCATCGCCAAACAAGAGCGGTTATCAGCCGTATCTGACCGGCACTGCCACCTGTGTTGTGACTGACAGCAACGGTTCAATCGTAAAAGTGCTGGTGAACGTGACCGTTCAAACCCTGCCGATCACTTTCTAACATGGCTTCGGCAACACAGACTTTCACGACCAACGCCGTTAATTTTTCAGGCGGCGCGGCGGCGGTTGCCGTTGTGAATGAGAATTTCGTCGTCACCTTCACCGGAACATGGGCCGCGGGCGACAACTGGACGGTGATTTTGACCAACTCGACCAGTGGCTTGCAGACCCAGGTTGGCTATGCGTACGAACCGGGAGCGTCTCAACTCATCAGCGTCACGCCAGCGCCAAACTTTTGCTTCACGTATGGCGACAAGGCGTACGTGCTGCAAGGGACATGGGTGTTCTTTTCCGCCATCGGCAACTCCGCCATCTTCAACGACCCAAACGCCTCCGGGAACGGCAGCGTCAATATGGGCACCAATATGTCCATGCCGGACACGCTCACCGGAATTGCGACGTATCAGGGTCAGTTGGTTTTTTTCTCCCGGCGCACGGCGCAAATCTGGATTGTGGACGCCAACCCGGCGTCGTGGCAGCAAGTCCAGGTGTTCTCAAACATTGGCGCGCTGGCCCCGGCGTCGATTCAAAGCCTCGGCGACCTTGACGTGCTTTTCCTGAGCGATTCCGGTGTGAGATCGCTGCGCGCGCGCGTTGCGGAACTCAACGCTTTCGTGGCCGACGTGGGAAGTCCAATTGACGACCTTATTCTCGACAGCCTGCTCTCGGGCACGACCGCTGGCAA